GCATATGGTGATCAGTTGTCTACTGCTGCTGGAACTGTAGGAGACCTTGCTGGTACTGTAACTTCGCAAGGTGCTCTGACCGTAACGGCTGGTGGAGCAGGTACAGTAGCTACTGGACAGTTTGTAACTGAGCTGCAAATAAACTAGGACAATGAAGAAAGTTGTAGTACTACTATGGCTTAGTTTGATGGGATCAACGGCAAACGCAGTGCCTGTGGTCCCAAATTTTCAGCAGGGCTCGATGACGAGCCATACCGAGACTGAAAGCACAGTCACGGAGACAATAAATTCAATTGATTATAGGACAGGATGGGAATATTCAGTGACAGGGGTAGGCGTTTCCAACAATGGAGAGGCACTCAACCCACCAGTGACAACATCAACGGTAACCGTAGGTCAAGGAACCAACGCAGAAACAGGCATAACAGGAAGTGTAACTTCTTCCTACGATGCACTGAACTTCAATCAACAAAGCAACTTCACCCAGACAACTCCAGGAGCAGCATTTCAATTTACCCAGACATATCAAGGACCAGGGATGACCAACCAGACGATCATACAAAGAGTAACATCAATAGAAAGCGTAACCGATACAACAAGCGTCTTTACCCAGTAATTGCAACAGGTCTCATCCTCAATTCTTTACTACCAATGAAAGCCTTAGCAGAAGGTGTTGGTGGTGTAAGTGCTACTGCTAATCCTATCGCTAATAGTTCTGGCTCAGTAACCAACCAGGCAATACAGGTTTTACAAGGTCCATACGTAACTAACACCTATGGTGGTGGAGTATCATGTCAAGGTACGACTCTTAACATGACACCATATATTCAATTTGCTGACTCAAGAAAACATCCTTGGGAAGATTTTTATAATGAGCCACAATATAATATGACTGATAGAAGTGGTACAATGACTCCTACTTATGTTACCGTTAAGAACTATCCTTGGGAAGACTGGTATGATGATAGAACTTATACCGATGCTAGTGGTAATGAAGTAAGATGGTTTGAAGATGGTGCTGATATGTCTATCGTTCAAGATGTAGATGGTCCTGATGGTGTACCTGATGCAGTACAGGATGGTGAGATGGCTCCTACATGGTACAAACCTGTACGTACAGACATGAGAGCAAACCAGTCCTTTAACCTAGGACTCTCTGCTACTCTATCCATACCATTGAACAGAGGTATGCAACGTAGATGTAAGGAGGCAGCAGAAGCACAGATAGCAATGCAAAATCAATTGGTATCCAATAAAAGATTAGACTTTGAGATCGCTCGTCTTAAAAATTGTGGTGAACTCAAAAAAGCTGGTATATTTTTCCACCCTAACTCACCTTATGCATCTGTATGTGCTGATGTTGTAGTAACAAATCCAGGTGGTCAACTACATCCTCATAGTCATGACCTACCTAAGCCTTCTTTTGAGACTCCTTCTCAGCCTTCTTCCGAGCTTTCTCCCTCTTCGCATGATTCTTCGCAAAAGGGATCGGAAGTAGACCTTTCTTCACCCGATACTCATTCGTCTTCAACTCTGCCTGAGTCAGCTGATAAGGGGTTTTTCCGAGGACTGCGTTTACCTTGGTCACAACCTTCTTCACCGCAGGTTTTATCACCTTCAGAAGAAGATCAGCCAGCGGCTTTGCTAGGAGGGCCGATGACGCTGCAACACTCGCAATCACAGCCGTAGTTGTTACAATAGCAGGACTAGGTAGATACTGTTCTACTATACCAATATCCTCATAGAGTGCTACACATATTTTTTTATTAAGGTTGTTAGGATCGGGTTGTAACTCGTGTCCTACAACCTTTTCTTTTTCACTAGGTCCAAGTGCTCCTATCCTTGGGTCTAAAGGACCAGGACATTCTGGATCACCCTCTGGTGGTTCTGTAGGAGGAGGTTTAGGAGTATCTGGAACAGGTGCGTTAGGTGTCTCTCCTGTATCTACACCCTCTGCCTCCTCATCCTGATCCATATAAACCGTTCTCCAACTCAACTCCCTGTAATCATATTCGGGTGGTTCAAAGTATGGCATACCACCATCACAAAGAACTACATTCTGCTTAGGATCATCATTAACTAAGGACTTACTTTTATTTGGTGGTCTCTTTGCATTCTCTTTATGTACCTTAACGCAACCAGGCATATCAACAATAGGTGTACCTGCCCTTATAGTAACAGGTACTGTCTGAGGTACTGCTTGAGGTGGATTAATTACCCAAGTACGTGTCTCTGGTATACTTTGATTTCTAATATTTGCAACATTAGCATTGCTAACACCAATAACATTAACGTTATTACTACGGATCAATGGTATCCCTGTCCCATTTACCTCAATATTCTGAATGTTTTGATTATCATTAGTTGGTATGTACGGTATTCCACCCATCAGAAGTGTTTATTCTCCCACCCTTGTCCTAACCAATTATCCCTTTTAAACGCAGGGATAACTTCATTGACTAGGAACTTACGATTTTCTTTTGCTATCGCCAATGAGGATTCCTCAAGAGTAGATACTCTAGACTCAAGTTGGGATGCAAACCATACAGCACCACCTAACTGAACTGCTAGGAATGATATAACTGCAAAGGGAATTTTAAAATCTTTCATTTTTCTGCTGCATATAAAGCGAATGTAGAAGTAGTTATAACAGTCATCATGTTAGCAATGTGTTGCTTTACATCAGAATCACACAACTTACCAGGCATAAAGCATCCAAATATAGTTGCTGCTACTATTGCTAATTGAAAAAAGATTACAAACCTTATAAGGTCTATAACTCTATCTTTGCTATTGTGGGATTTGTTCACGATAGTTACCATCAGGTACTGTCATACCAGTGACCTTTCCAGTTGAAGTAGGCCATGCTTCTTTAAGGGCAGAACGAACTTCTTCACGAACTATTTGTTGTAGTTCAGTTAATTCTGCATTTCTTCTCTTCTCTGGTCCACCTTGATAATTATCAATAGCAGTTCCACCACCAACTATAGCACCAGTACCTACAACTGCTGCTGCTGTGACTCCAGTAACTGCATCTCTTATTTCCATTCTTCCTCCTGACAATCTGGATTTAAATCTTCAACCATTTGTCCGCCTATATCTGCACCCGAATCCATACCCATCATCGTAGCAGCACCAGCAAGTACCCAACCAACAAAAGGAACAGTGGAGAGACTAGGAGCAACAGCAGCACCAACGCTAGCTCCGACAAGCCTTCCCGACTGCTCTCCTCCACCGACTGCCTTGATACAGGCGACAGACTTTTTTGATTGTTCAGCACTCTGTTGGGACTTTCTACTATCCAAGTGTTTAGACCCATCCATTGTGTACTCTTCAAAGCCTTGGTACGTGTTGTTACCCAGTCCCAGAAACCCAGCCTTGCGTTTAACATCCCGTTCCACACGCATCACCTTAGGATCGTTTGCACGATATCTAATTCTATATCCATCTTTACCTGCTTCTACTTCATAAGAAGTATAAGTTCCTACAGGTAAATTAACAACAGGAAGAGACCTCTTGTTAGCAAGAAGTCCTATCATACCAATATGACTCACCCCTAGGAGTGTTCCTAGGGATATACCAATCCACTTATTCATCTTACTCCTTTACAATCCAACAGGTGCCTCAGGTAGAGCAGCTTGAGGTGTAGGAGGAGCGAGCTCATTAGTCCCTAAAGGGAGTGCATCCGTTCCACCCATTCCACCAGGAAGTCCACTACCTCCAAGCACTGCTTCAAGAGCTTGTGATTTAATTCCATCAATGATGGAATCGCGGTTGACATATACATATAGCCCACTGCCAACAACGGCAACAGATACAGCAGCAGACGCAACAGCAAGTACATTAATAATTTTTTGACACATAATTTTAGAGTTCGTAGGTTTTCTTGTCATCATCTGATACACCAACTATTTTTAGAGGTGCTTGTTCAATTCTTATAGTTTGAACAGGACCAGCATTTGCCATAATCTGTTCAATATCTTTTTTAGTCACACCACCATTGACAGCGTTTCCATTCTTATCCATCTTCATAGTACCATCACCCTTCTTAGAAGCTGTCTGAATTCCGAAGCTAGCTAAAACTCCAGTAAAAACCGAAGCTATAAATGTCGGATCAATTTTCTGTTGTGGTACACCTGGTATGGCAACATAATTTAATGTCAATATTCCACCCGACCAGGCAAGAACTGTAATTCTCACCATTGTCGAGATGATTGCGGCTTGTTCTTCGGGATCGGGAATTATGGCTGATTTAACCTTGCCAAAGAGACCTTTCTTTTTTTCGTCTTTATGTTCTTCTTCTTTAATATCCTCTTCGGGAAGTATAACTTCAGGCATGAATCACCTATGTAACTATATTATATATCAATCTGAAGCTTGTCTTTTCTTTCCTATATTGTATTTTGATTCTAGAGTCCAATCACCCTTTTCTTTGTATGCAATTACTTTAATCTGACTTAAAGGTGCAGCATCCTTGATGCTACTTTCTTTTACTATCTCTACTAAACCCCAGTCAGATAGTAGTTTAATAATTCTGTTACGTCTTTGTACATCATTCTCTGATAGGTTGGCCTTCTTACCATCCAGAGCAAAAAGTTCTTTAAAATGTACTATGTAATATTGTCCTTTCTTATGAAGAATGTGACAGGACTGATATAATTTCTTTTCCTTACGAGATGCTACACCAATACGAGTAAGAGTTTCACGAACTTTAAGGAAGTCATCTGGTTCCTTTAAATTCACCTCAATCATATCATCCTTAGTCCATTGAACCTCCTTAAGTTCATTCATTTCTTACCTCCCCTATTCAGTTTATGTCTAATGTAATCTAATTGGTCTGGAGATAGAATTCTTAATGCTTGCTTGGCTTTTTCATTACTATAACCATAGTATTGCTTAACAAGGTCAAGATCATCCACCTTTTGCTTTTTACCCCAAGGAGAAAATCTTTTCCTCGGTCTGATCGTATTTATAAAAAAATCATACTGAAGTCTTTTATCAAGATTGGGTAATCTATTCATCTCATTGGCATACATGACTGTATCCATATGTTGAGATAAACATTTATTAATTACATAGGGAGGATAATTCTTTTCCCAACCAGGATCATCAGTATCCATCAGATTCTTTTTGTTCTGATTGATACTATTAAGATAGTCTTTCAGGGGATAACGATCATCGTAAGGCATTGTACTCTTCAATAATTTTTTCTTTGTATTCTATCTTATCTTCATATGAAGATTTACGATGGTGTATATGTGATCCTATCTCTCTATCAAAATATGCTGTCTGACACACTCCTCTACTACGAACATAATGTAAGAAGTATTGTATATACCTTTCTCCTTTGAACTCCTCTCTCCAATGAAGTGCAGTAGTTCCAAGATACATCATAGCATCTCCTGGATTTAAGTCAATTGCTTTAGCTTCATACTTAGATGTTTCTACCCAAATAGGCCAAGAACTATCTTGATCTAAATTCAAAGTTATTGAAATCTCACATGCTGGTCTATCCATATGCTTATGTAAGGTAGCACCTTTCTTATAGATTCTACCATAACAATAGGTAGGAAGAACTAAAGCACCAACTGCCTTAGATACATCAGGAGTTTTATTACATAAAATCTCTAGTGCTCCTATTAAATTATAACGAGATGGTGATCCTGGGACTTGTTGATCATCAGGGAACATATAGATTTCATCTTCTTCTTCAAACTCAACTGCAACACGCTTTGCCTCCTCAGCAGGAATAAAATCTGGAAGTACAAGATAATTATTTTCTAAAAGTTCTTTATTCATATGAATAGTTAGTTAATACAAGTTCTTTACGTTCTGCTTGTTTCTCCATATAATCACCTGTACTACGCATACTATAAGTTAAATCAAACTCTCCTGCATTCCAATCTTTAAATCTATCTCTTACTATCTGACTTGAATTATATGATATCATCATAGAAGCAGTAAACCTATCACACTCTTCAGCAAACTCATCATGATTAAATCCCTTATGCATAGAACCTCTATTACCATAGATAGGAACCTTAATATCATATGGAGGATCTAAGTATGTAAATATATTCTTATCATCTGTTAACATTCTTTCATAAGAAAGATTTGTTATAGTCCAATTTTGTATTAACTCTGAGTACTCAGGTAACTTTTCTATGCCTCGTAAACTGAAATTGGAGTCAGAGGCTTGTTTGGAGAAGGAGCTTGATTCTGTGAGACCAGAGAAAGAACACTTATTAACAATATAAAAGCTAACAGCACGGGTAATGACACTGGCTCTGGCATCGTTAACCAATTCTTTACTCTCCAGAAAAAGGTCTTTTGCTTTTTCTGGGTTTGGGTATGCACTCTTGAAACAGCGTAATCTTTTCGTAATTTCATCTGGTTCATGTTGTAATTGTTGCCAAAAGTTTGCTAATGGTTCATAAAGATCATTAACCCATATCTCTAAATGAGGATATTGCTTTGTAATGTATAAAGCAACACTACCACCACCAAGAAAAGGTTCACGATATTCATTATACTTACTCATATCTGGTAAGTATCTTGACATCTTTGTTATAGCACGTGACTTACCACCTGGATAACGCAGAGGCGTTTTCAAAGATTTCATTTTTTAATTCGTCTTGGTACTTTAATTGTCCATGCTGGTGATACTAGATCAACCATTTCAAATTCACTTCTTGCCTTTTCTCTTAACTTTGCTGCCTTCTCCATTTGATTTAACTCATCCTCACGTCCTGGTTCAGGTTGAATCTCACCATAATGAGGATCCCAAATCTCTGGGTGTTCATGGTTTTCAAAGAACTCAAGTATAGTTTGATCAACCATACCATACAAAGTATCCCAAGTCAAGGTTCTACGAAGAGTCTCAGCAAGATAATCATTCTGTGTAACAGACATCTCTTGCTTAAGATGCTCTCCTCTATCCCATACTAATCCATTAAGATCGATGGTGATAGTAACATTGGAATGAATACTCATCAGTAAAACCTCGGTTGATTTTCAATCTCAACAATTACAGCTTCCATAATACGATCAAAAGATCTAGACATCTGACGATATCCAGATCCAACATAAAGTTGTCCAGCAAATACTGATAATGTAGCAGCACCCCAGAAAATATAATACCACCTAGATTTAACTTGGTGTCTTTGTTTCTTAGTCAATTTAGTCATAATCAAAAAGCATTTCTAAAGGAGTTTTCTTTTCTATTATACCATCATTTCGGTCATTTTTGCAATTCGGATAAAGTGCACCACTTAACCAATCATTTTTAGTTTTTTCTAAGTGATGTTTCTGGCAGAATAATTGACACTTATCAACCTCTGCAATTAAATCTTCTTCCTTACGATCTAATGATGTTGATATATCAAACTTCTTATCTTCTGGTTTAATATGATCAAACTCTAGATGTTCAGTTTTATTACAATCAGGATGAGAGCACACTCCACCTAATCTTTCAAATAACATCTTCCTTACACGAGATCTTCTCTTATATACAACCTCTAATATTCTTTCCTTATTGTCATGATAATATTTCTTTTTCTTTTCTAAAATCCATTCACGATTCTCCTGATAATATTCTTTCTTTCTTGCTAATTCCTTAGCAGAACTTATAGGATCTTTATTTAATACATGCTTCATTTAAATTCACACTCAACCATCAGTTGTGTTAAACATGCTAAGAGATTAATCTCTTGGTCAACTACAAATGCAGATTTATATTGATACTCTGCAATGATAAGTACTGCTGCAGCAATACTTGGTCCTTCCATTAAAGTAGAAAGACTATCATAGAGTTTTCTCATGATAGAAGTAGGATCACTATCCAAATTCTGCTGCACCCACTTCTTCACATCATTGAATTTCTTATTCTTCAAATACTCTGTAAGAGTATCTATCTTAGCATCACCTAATGTTGCAAGGATTCCAGTGTCGATAGAACCTGTAGAGCCATATCTCTGGAGTTCATTAAGGGTTCTCCTGAAGTCTGGGAAGTATTTTTGGATGACTTCAGCAACCACTTTGTCATTGAACCGTACTTCCTCTCTGGTAAGGATGTCCCTACATCTCTCGAAGAACAATGCTGCAAGAGTTTGTTTAATTTTTCCACGGACATTAAAATCTATTACAGTTGTTCTACTATGTAACGGTTCTATTATTTTATTCTTAAAGTTACACGTGAATATGAAACGGCAGTTTTTCTGGAACTCCTCAATCGAGGAGCGTAAGAGTAATTGTACGTCGGGTGTCGTATTGTCTGCTTCATCAATAATAAGAACTTTATGACGAGATTCAGATGTAAGAGAAACAGTACTAGCAAAGGTCTTTGCCTGATTGCGTACAGTGTCCAAGAATCTACCTTCATCAGACCCATTAATGACATAATAATCTGCTCCTAGTTCCTTACATAATGCCTTAGCAATTGTAGTTTTACCAACACCAGCAGTTCCTGTAAGCAATAGGTTTGGTATCTCACCTTGCTCTACAAAACTTTTAAATGTTGTCTTCACTTCTGTAGGAAGTATACAATCCTCAATAGTCTGAGGTCTATACTTTTCTACCCATAAAAAATCATTCACGCAAATCTCCTCAGTTGTGAAAGAATGTACTTATATGCTTCTACTATATCACCTTCCTCCTTTCTGAACAAGTCTTTGTCGAATCGTTCTTTTGTACCCTTTTTCCAGAGTCGCATGTTGTCAGGTGATAATTCATCAGCCAGGAATAAATCGCCGTGAGCATCGTAACCAAACTCCAATTTAAAATCTACAATATCAATACCCATAAGGGTAAATAAAGATTGCAAATGATAATTGATATCAATTGCAACTGCTTTCATAGGTTTAGGATCAATCCCCATTAACCTTACCCTATCATAAGTAAGAAGTGGGTCATCCTTAGCATCATCCTTTAAGAAATACTCTACTATAGGTGGATTGATAAGAGTACCTTCAGAAAGAGTAGTCTGTTTTACAATACCACCAGCAGCAATATTTCTAACTATAACTTCTACTGGAACAATTTCTAACTTTCTACACAATAAAGTATCAAGACCTTCAGTACCTAAGTAATGGGTCTTAATACCTCTAATCTCCATATATTCAAAAAGAAGTGCTGAAATAAGACAACACACCTTACCTTTACCATCAGGAAAATCTATCTTCCTACCATTACCAGCAGTAACCTTATCATGAAAATGAACATATACTTTTTGAGGTTCACCTGCCATCTGATAAACAGATTTTACTTTACCTTGCATCAAAAGATTGTCTTTTGCCTCAGTAAACTCCTTAGAGTAAAAAATATTCGGTTGGTCTTTGTTGTCGCCACTCATAATTATACATTAGGTTCTAGAGCAATAAAATACTTTATTCCATCTCCCTCAAACAATGCAACATTTTTCTTACTCAAAGAAACATTATAATCACCAGGAAGCAATCTTAGATTCTCCACCTTAAAACAATAACAGAAATCATCAGCAGTATCACCTACCTCAACAGAGTAACTATTAGAAGTATCATTCTTCTTATCAGTTACACTCAACTTCATAGATCCATTAGAACCAACAAGGCAAAGATCAGGAAGTTGATAGATACTCGCAGCACGTTGTAGTTGTGCTAGTGTACCAGCATCAAGATAAAATTGTACATCAACTGATGGAAGATCTATCTCTTTAGCAGGTGGTTGAGTAATAATATCAGGATCAGCATAGAAGAATCTAGTCTTAGACCTACCCTTATTATCACTTACAGTTACATAATTATCTCTTGAAGTATCAATCGTTGGCTGTTCAAACAAAGATAAACCACCCAAAAATACACCAAGATCGTATATGGACATTTGAGAATCAAATGTTTCTTCAACGTCAGCATATGCTAGAATGTTTTTATTGATGCTAAGAGTACTCAATTTGTTGCCTGGTTTAATAACCAAGGACTTATTAATAGTGCAAAAGTTTTTAAGGACTTCAATTGTAGATTTTGTAATCATAGTCATTTGTCGTAATCAACGGAGAAAGAAGTGGATCCAGTGTTTAGAGCTTGTGCTCTAGCAGTCTTATCATTGAAGTGTAGGAGTAGTATACCATAATGGATAATCTTAATGATGTCCTTACGTGCACTTCCTTTTCTGTCATAACGTGATGCATACTTCAGAACATTACTCCTACAGAATGCTTCAGCATCACCTACAGAATCAATAAGGTCAAGAGTCTGAACATTTCCTACAGAATAATGACCTCGATATGTGTTGCTTATGTAATCAGAGATCTCCTTGAGGAGTTCATCTTCATTGTATTTCATCATAAAGTAGTTTAGTCTTTATTATTATACATGGACAATGGTCCTCTGTCAATGGTCATACGTTTTAACTCTGGAGGAATCATAGCAATACTCATAGACAGACGAGTACCAGAAGGTTTTGCTTGATGTAATCTTTGAAAAGGAATGTAAAGTAAATCACCTTTAGTAAGAGTGACTTCTAATTCTGGTTCAAAATCATCATTAAAAACAACCCAAGGAGTTTGACCTTCAACTTGGATTATAACATTTGTAGTATTATCTCTATGAGGATTAAAAGAACTTGCATCTCCGAATCCACCATACACATGGATATCAGAAACACAAGAAAATTCTTCTTCTACTTCTCTACACAAATCGTTTGTTAATTTATTAAACCTTCCATACTTTGTAATAACAAATCCATATCCTCTTTTTACTTTCTGAGTAATGAAACGAGTATCTTGATACTCATCATACCATGCAGAATCTAATGAAGGGATATCTTTCTTATGCCCATCAGGAGCAATGATTTCCCAATAAAGATCTCTCCTATAAAGACACTCATCCACCATTGGCCAGTCAAGATATTGATCTGGCCAAAGTAGAAAGTTAGGTATGTAAAGAGGGGTGGAACCCCTCACATCACTCCACTTCATCTTCTAAAGCACCTTCATCAACTTTAGTATATAAGTCAAGGAAAGACTCTTTAGTATCATCATCAAATCTATTCAAACATACTTTGATAGCAGTCAAACGATCACCAAAAATATCTAATGCTTGAACAATGTGAACCAAACGACGTGTAGTAATGATCTCATCTACTCCACCATCATAGAATGTCTTACGAATAACACCTGCCCATTTAACTAAGTTCTCACAGAACTGAAGAGGTACTCCATACTGACAGAGAATCTTAGTCTCAGTAGAAGCAGCAGGATACTCTTGCTCAAAGGTTACAGGGAACCTTTCGAGGAAAGCTTCATTAAGAACATTTGTACCAATAAACCTTCCATCATCAGACCCTTTACCTTTAGTATTTGCAGTTGCAATAACATTGAATCCTGATGCAGGTTTTACATACTTACCAATCTTCTTAAGATAAACTCCTTTACCTTCTAGTACAGATTGTAAACATAGAATCTTATTAGATGCTAAATCTATTTCATCTAAAAGGAGTGTAGCTCCCCTTTCCAGTGCCTCGACAACTGGACCATTATGCCATACAGTGTCACCATTAATAAGACGGAACCCACCAATAAGGTCATCCTCGTCTGTTTCAATTGTAATATTTACCCTAATTAACTCTTTATTTAGTTGAGCACATACTTGCTCTACACCAAAAGTCTTACCATTACCTGATAGACCAGTAATGAATGTAGGATAAAACTTCCCAGACTTTAAAATCTTCTTAAGTGAATTATGATTTCCAAAAGGAACATACAATTCATCTACCTTAGGAATATAATTCACATCTATTGCTGGTTCTGCTGCTGGTGCATCAAAGTTTTTATTTAAAATCTCAGTTGCAGTTAAGCACCATCTGCCACGAGAAACCTTAGTCAGTCTAGCAATTTTACCCATTCTTTTGGTAACACTCTGTACCTGTACTCCTAGATGCTGTGCTGCAGCATTAACGTGATCACTAGTAATGTCACCACCGAATTGTTCAAAGTAGGATAGGAGATCATCCTCAGTAAATTTTGCTTGAAAAGGCATGTTATCTTTGTTGTTATACTAATTATAGCATGATGGCTTGCAAGTGCAAGGACTTTGAGACACTTTCTAAGCTGTCCACTCTCGCTTCAACTGACGTACATCTGACACACCATACAAAGCTTTACACCTCTGTTCAGCATCTCCTCTTAAATTAGATTCACATGTAAATTCTACTTTAGTTAATCTATTAGATTGAAGTAGAATATATGCTGACCACTTCGTTGTCATAAAGTTAACATTGGTTTTGGTTTACAGAATAATATATCATTAATGTAATTATCTGCCCAGTCTCTATCAAACCAATTAGAAAGAACTGCAATAGTTTTTGGATTCTTTCTTTGTTGTGTAGAGTATCTACATTGATCCTGATATCTTACATATGCTTCTTCCATACTACCACTCTTCTTAGCAGACTTAACTGCATCACAATATATGATCAAGTATTCCATTACAACTTGATAGAAATGAACTCTTTCAATATCTTCTCTTATACGTTGGAATTTCATATAAGGTGAAAATATATCTGCCCACTCTGGTAAAGGACGAGGTTCTTTAAACTTAAAAATTTCACTAATAGGTTTTATTTTTTCATAAACATATTCTCCTCCTGTAATAGGAGATACATCAACAATTGCTGCAGTCATCACAGATGGTGTAGCAATAATATCTGCTCCAAATATAGGAAGATTGTATCTAGGATCTGGAAAGAATACGCAATGTAAAACATCCAAATGTTTTGTTTTTGCAACTTCTAAATGTACCTTACGTAAACCAGGACATTCCCACATTTCATTTATAATAGTAACCTCATTATGTCTTACTTCTTCAAAATCACTATGCTGAATCTTCACCTCAGGTAAAGACTCAGCTGATGATCTAATCAGACTAGCAATGTCATCTACGTCACATCTCATGCTATTTGCTCAATGAATGCATTTAGGATTTTCTTATTGGTCATCTTGGAACCCATGTGCTTTTTAAATGCACGTCCAAGTTCTGCTCTAGTTGCAACTTCACCCTTCTGTTTTACCTCAAGTTCTAAAGTACCACCACCCATATCTTTTTGTGGCATAAAGAATGCTTCAGTAAATCCAAAAGAATCTTTGATAGATGCATACTTTTCCTTTCTCCATTTCTGATCAACATTCTCTGCTTGATCATAAGCAAAGTTACGAACAAGTCTATTTAAAGATGATCTATCACAAAGACGGATACCTATCCAATTGTAATTAGTAATCTCTTTAAAGAAACTTATTATTTCTTTTGTAGTTTCATACTGGTGAGAAGAGATCCTTCTAGTATACCCTGTTTTTGGATCACGTAGAACAAAGTTCTTATTACTATGACACATATTAGCATTACGAAGACCATCTTTATAGTAATACTCTCTGTCCGTTTCCTCTAAGTATGTAAGTGGATTTGACTCTCCATCAGTTAAACAAACTACATTTACTTTTGAAACATTCTCAACTCTCTTAAGTCTGTCAACAAGATAACGTGAACATAGGATAGCAGAACCTAAAGGAGTACCACCTAAAGTATACTCTTTATTATATGTTACATTATATCTTTCCATTGATGCTGCTTGTAAGTAAACATACATCAATGACTTCTCTAATGATTTAGCATTTTGTTTAGAAGAGAAGAATTCAAATAATTTAAAATCTCTTTCTAATGATAATACTCCTTGCTCTTTATTCTTTATTGCTGGATGAATATTAGGTGTATCATGTTCCCATCCATTAGAGAATGCATATACTCTAAAAGGAATCCCTGCTTTCTTACAGAACCAAACAAGATTATAAGTTTGCTTAAGAGTATCAAGCAATTGATACTGCATAGAACCAGACCAATCAAGGAACATTACAAGTCCATGATTCTTACCATCAGGAGTAACTGTTACCTTTTTAAAGATATCATCTACAATCTTATATTTGTATAATGAATTAGTATCAATAACACCTGTCTTAGCAGTTGCTGCTCTAGTATATTGTTCTGCAGCCTTCTTCATCTCAAACTGCTTTACAAGATAATCAACTGACTTTCTAGCATCCTTCTTAAAAGATCTATAATCTTCTTTAATAGGATCAATATTATTAAAACTTCTAGCCCAATCGTCTTCTCTGTTTATTGAAACTGGAAGACCTTCAAAATGAAAGTGAAGATCCTCTTGAATTTTTTCTGCAGGTACAATTGCTTTATCAACATCAACCTCAGGTAAAGTAAGATACTTCCACTCTCTATGATCTTTTGTATCTACAAGACTCTCAAGTGCTTGTGCAAATGCTTCATCAGTAACAGACTCAGTTTCTTTAAACTCTTGAGCACCTACATCTCCACCAGCATTCTGCAACTCATCCAATAATTCCTCATCGGTCATCTCAGGTTGCCCATCACCATCACCCTCTTCCTGATCCTGATCCTCATAATCATCACTAGATGTAGGTTCAAATTGTACTTCTTCTTCAGAGTCACCAGATTGAGACTGATCAAACTTAGGAGATGGTACATCTACATCATTACTTTCTTCTTTTGCATCTTCTTTATCCTGAGCATACTGATATAATTCTATAGCAAGTTTCTCTACATCATCAAAACTCTTTGTTCTCTCAGCAGCATCAACATATACTTGCTCTTCTGGAGTAAAGTTAATTGTATTATTACCTTTAAAATAAAGATTGATGCGATCAATAAAAGGAATAGTATCTAGATTATCTGTATATTTTACACCAAAGAAATCTTGATCCCATAATTCTTTATAACCTTCAAAGAATGATTTACGTAAACCTGGATATGTTACCTTCATCATACGCTCAATACGAACGTCCTCTAAGATGTTCACAAACGCCTTAGGTGCTTTCGCATCCTTATTAGGAGTATAGAGAGCATGACCCACTTCATGACCCACTAGGAGATCATATACAGTTGAGGAAGCATTCTTCCAAATAGGAAGTACCAGTACTCTCTTATCAACTTCAAAATATGCTGTAGTAACCTGACGATGTTCTACTGTCAAGTTCTCTGTTGCTAGAAGTCTAGCGAGATTACCTTTTACTTCTCTGTTGATCATACGTTCTCTTTAGATGTACTAATCATAGCACGTCCATTGATCAATGCTCTAGGTGATGGGCCACTTTGTCCATCGTCCCAATGCCTTATAACACCAGCAACAATAAAAATATTGGTGGTAAAGTAAGTAAGCAAAATAATGGTACGGACCAGTACAATGTAGTTGTCATACTGTTCTGTTTTTTCATCCGAAAAACTCCCTAATGCATACTTCCAAATTTTAATCAACCTTGCCATATCATATCAGGCATAGCAGAAGGTTGCTGTCTGCCTACTGTAAACATAAGAATAAAATAAGCAAAGAACCAAATAAGATTAAAGATCCATGCTTGTCTATAAAGATACTTTCTTATCCCCATAGAAATTATAACTCTTCTTACTGCTGCAGGATTATCTTCATTACCTACAGATCTAAAAATCTGTTCAATAATAACAGCAATAATTGTACCTATCACTAAAGGATAGAATACAAAATTTGCGAATGACATTATCGAAATTAGAAAAACCATTACTCGTATCCTCTTCTTTTTTTCCAATCAGCATACATTTGACCAAAGATCATACCTTCATTATGTTCTGGTCCTTTATTTAAAATTCTCTTCTGCTGATCTGTTAACTTAACACCCTCCATAGTGGGGTATTCTGTTTCCCATTGCCTAATGGCATCAATCATTTCTTTATTCATACTGATACAACCCTTTGAACTTCTGGAAACTTCTCCTTAACTATTTTTTCAATACCCATAGTCAATGTCTGAGCACTCATAGAGCATCCAGCACATGCACCCAACATTCTGACCATGACTATTGGACCATCTTTAAGGTAATCTATTGCAACATACTCAAGATATCCACCATCTGCCTCAACATAAGGACGGACAATATCTAATACCTTGTTTACATTGACATCATTTAATTCCATCGTTCGCATACAACCTCAATGGATCCATCATTAAGTTTAGCATACTCCACTACCTCATATCCCTTTTGTTTTGAAACCGACACAATCATCTTAGATGCATAAAGTTGCGTCAGTTTATCAAGAAACCTTTCTACAGGTATAGGTTCATCCCATGTTTGTACATCAGTTACCAATTCATAACTATCAGTAATATCATTCCATTTAAAACCAATATCCTTATCAATAGCAATATGAACATTAACCTGTTCATGCTGATGATCTATTGGATTAATTAATTTTTGATCAAGTTCTACATCATATCCAAGTTCTTCTAATGCTTCTATTAGATGTTCCTCACTTTTAATTTTGGTTTTGATTGTGCTGAAGTGCGACATCTGTCTGTTTATTATAGTACTCTGGTTTATGTATACGTCTGGTAATATCACCAAGGGCATTTTCAATTTCCTCAGTAAGTTTTTGGCAAACATCACCTGTTACACCTTCGACCTGTTCTTCGACAATACCATCTTGTCTAATTCTAAATCTAATTGTCTGCTTAGACATGTCCAATCTCGTAACATTCTATACTATCTATAGTAACATCTGGTGGAATTACTATACAGAAACCAATACCCATATTAAATACTCTCTTCATTTCCTCTTCTGGTATCTCACCTGCAAGCATAATCTTACTAAAGATATCTGGAAGTTTCCATGAGTTCCAATTAATATGAGGTTTCAATCCTTTAGGTAAACATCGTGATACATTCTCTTCAAGTCCACCACCTGTAATATGTGCCATACCTAAGATAGGAACTTCATCCATTAATTTCTGAATTATAGGAGCATAAATGGTAGTTGGTGTAAGTAACTCTGGAGTCTCTTTATAGAAAATCTTATGTCTCCATAGCATATCATTAATTAAACTATACCCATTACTATGCAACCCACTACTAGGAAATCCTATAATCTTATCACCTTCTTTAATTAAACTACCATCTATAATTTCATTCTCTTCTACTATACCTGTACAAAATCCTGCAAGATCAATATCTTTAGCAAACCTACCATGTTCAGCAGTCTCTCCACCTAAAAGTTCTACACCTGCAATCTCACATCCTTTAAGAATACCTTCCATTATATCATCTTCTCTACCATCTAATTTAACAGTAGAAATATAATCTAAAAAGTATAATGGTTTAGCACCACAAGTAATTACATCGTTAACACACATAGCAACGAGGTCTATACCAATGGTTGTCCAGTCACGAAATATTTGTGACATATTAATTTTAGTACCTACACCATCAGTACCAGAAATTAATACTGGTTTCTCATATCCACTAGGTATTTTAAATGCACCACCAAATCCACCTATAGCAGGTGCTTTCTCTTTGAGTCTTTCTACAAAAGCATTACCTG